TGCCACCAAAAAGCTGGTGTCGATGCCTTGTGGTTTGATTGAGCCGTCTTCGTTGACTGCATCCTTTTCGCCAGATACTGCACCGGGGCAAACTTCCGCTAACTCATGAGCAATAAAACCTTCCCCATTAGAACCATCAGACTTCCACTTGTAAGTGACGGGCTTGAGTGCGGCGACCTTTGCCAGTGCGCCGGTCATGGGTTGGATGTTTTCTTTCAGCCGGTAGTCGGATGATGTGGTGTAGCTGGTGTTTGTGTTATTACCTGTAATCTGTCCAATCAACGTTCCAGCATATCTAAACGCAACAAAAGATTGCGTACCGGCATTGGTGTGATTAATACCAAAAGCCCAATCTCCTCCAGATTGCTCTGATGTAATTCTTCCTCTAGTGGTCGTCGTCCCCACCAGCAAATCCCCCCCGCTGGTGATACGGGCACGCTCGGTGCCAAGCGTATGAAATGTCAGCGCATAAGTCCCGCTGTTTTTGGCATGAATTTGCGCTTCGTTTGTTGCGTAAGACAAAAAGCCTGCATAACTTGAAGAGCCATCTCCCCAGTAAATTTCACCGTTTCCGTGAATTACCCCTGCCGGACTTGTAGTGTTGACACCCAGCTTCCCTGCCGCCGTCAGCGTCATCGCCTGCGTGAAGGTGATGGCGTTGCCTGCGGTGCCGGAGGGGGCAATCTGCCAAGCAAAACCTCCGCTTGTATTGGTCTCATATGAAGTTGCGGAAGCCGTTGCAACATACCTGTAGTTAGTGCCGTCATAGTACGCATTGCTAATCAGACGACCAGTATTATTTCGCCCCCACAGCGCAGTGGTGCCAGAGCCAGCCTTAACTTGCAGGATGGTGTCGCCACTCCCCCACGCACTCGGCGTAACCCCCAAGCCGAGGTTGCCGGAGCCATCAACAATCACGGCATCATTTCCGCTCATGTCAATAACAAAACGGTTTGTTGTGGAGTTGTAGTTAATCAATGCACGATCTGAACTCGTGCTATTTGGCCCCATGCGGAACTGCGTAGAACCCGCACCAGAATTGATGTGAAGTCTTGCCTGAGGCGAACTCGTCCCTATCCCCAGCCCTGTGCTGGTCAGGCGCATTTGTTCGGAGCCGTTGATCTGATAAATATGATCTCTGTTTGCTCCATTTGCATTTAAGCGTAGATCATTGCCTGAAGATGACTGCACAGTTGTGAGAGCCTGAAGAACTCCACCGCTGGTGATGTTTCCGCTAGCCGATAGAGCACTCCCATCAAACGTCAGCGCACTCCCAGAGGTCAGCACTTTCGAGCCGTTGAGGTACGTCACGCCGTTGGCGGTGCCGCCTGAGAGGGTCACATTGCCAGATGCCGACAAGGTGGTGAAGGCACCGCTATCAGGCGTCGATGACCCGATGGCAGTTGCGTCAATCGTGCTCGCAGAACCCGTCACCACCAGAGTGCCGGCCACACTCAGCGTCTTCCCAGACCCGACATTCAAACCCACCGAGGTGCCGTTTCCAGCAGCCGCGAAAACCGCGTCGATGCTGTCCAAATCGGTATTGAGTTTGGTGCCCCAGGTGTCAGTTGAGGCACCGACCTCGGGCTTGGTAAGAAGAAGGTTGGTCGTCGTGGTATCGGCCATGTGTCACCTCATGCGGCAATTTGCCAGGTTTCAGAGTTTTCAGATATGGGAGTCCAAGTCTCGGGCGTGTCGCTCTGCGCGGCCCAGCTTGTTGCATCATCAGAAACCGCAGTCCAGACCTCGGATGTGTCTGGGATGCTCGTCCATGTTTCTGAGGTGTCGGGTTCCGGCAACCATTTTAGGTTAGCCGAAACTGTAAAGATAGAGTCTGCCGAGAACAGAACCTGCGGGAACTGATACCGGACTGCATTGACGGAAACCGAAGACTGCGCGCTGATCGTAACGGCCTGATTGACGATAACGCTGGTGCTAACCGTCATCGCCGCCCAGGCGTCAATCTCGATAAAGACCAGCGGCACCCGGATGGCGCTCACCGTCATCGCGCTCACATCTGTGGCCGCAAACGAGCCAATCGCGTACCGCACAGCCGATGCGCTCATCGCCGAGGTGCTGGCCGCCGTAAACGCGCCTATGGCATACCGCAGGGCCGAGACGCTACAGGTCGAGGACGCCGATATAGTTGCAGCGGCCACGGCCAGGCGCTGCGCCGAGGCCGACATTGAGGACGATGCGGAGACGGAAAAGGACGCGCTCTTGACGACATTGGCCGAGGCGGCCATCGTCGAGGCAGATGCAGCCGTGAATGCCCCAATGGCATACCGCACCGCCGAAAAAGAAGCCGCCGAGGTGGCGGCCATTGTGACGGCGGCGAGGCTTACGCCATAGGAATAATTGCCCTGCCCATACGGGCCACCGCCGTAAGCTGCCATGACATCAGGTCAAGGTGACGTCCAGGTCGCCAGCAGGAATCCGCAACACGTCGCCATCGTTAATGGTCCGCGAGGTGCTCAGAGCAGCCCAGGCCAGCATATTGCCGCCCGTAGAGGCATCAAAGATCGCAGCCCAGCCAATCGTGCCCCAGTTCCCGCCAGAAGCAGCAGGAAACTCGATTGCAGCCGAGTTCGTGGCATTGGTTGGCGAGGTGCCTGAGACCGTGATCGTGCCGGTAGCGGTACGAGCGTAGCCATTGCCTGAAACCTCAGTGCCGCCGCCAGTGTCAGACGGGGCTGCGGTGAACAGTCCAACATACCAAGCCGTCGGCCTGGTTGCGCTGCCCGTGGTCAAAAGCCAAGTGAGAACCAGGTTCTCGGTGTAGTCGGTGAACGATGACATTTAAAACACTCCTTTATCCGAAAGTCCTGGACCGCATCAAAATAGAACCACCAGAAGTCGCGCCGCGATCATCGGCAACCTGCAACTCCTCCAGCCCCCGTGTATACATCGTTGCCCAGATGGTAATGCGGTCATCATCCTTGAGATACGGGGCTGCCTGCATCAGCGCACCGTAAAGATATACGTCAGGTGCTTGCGTCAAAAGCCAGTTTGTTGCATTGGTGCTTGATAGCTTGCTCAATTTTGCGTAGTAGGTCAGCTCTGCCGTGTAGGTGCTATCAGGCACCGGCAGCACGCGAATCTGACCACCCACAATCCCGAAATACAGAGGCTTTCCATTAGCCAGGTACATCGTGCCCTTCATGGAGTCCAAGGCATCGACCGACTCGAACTGCAAAGGCGTCACCGGGTTCGTGTTGAGCTTGATCGACTTGGTCTCCAGGAAGTCAGCCGGCACCGCGCTGTATTCAGAGTCGATCGATGCCGTGGCGCGCACAATCATCTGACGGGTACGCAGCGTCCTCTCAATCTGCGCCTCGGCCAGAGAGATAAAGTCAGGCACCACCGCCGTCAGATCGGTACGGTTCAGCCAATCCGCAACGGACGATTTCAGCTCGTTGTAAGTGGTAAGGGCCATTACGTTTCCCTCGCTTTTTCCAGATCCTTGATCGCCCAGGTGTGGTCGTGCTTAAACTCGAACATCCCAATATGACCGATCTCTTTCGAGACATCGTGGTCAATCCAGATTTTAAAGCCAGCCTCGCGTGCTTTTCTACAAAAGAACACATCTTCGCCGATATAGCCACGCTTGTCATGCCGCCAAGGCGTCTCGTACCACGGCTCGCTCAGAGCCTTGAAGACTCCAGCCTTAATCATCATCACGCCCATGCCGACTGAGCCAACTTCTTGCAGGCCGGTGCTCTCGGGCATCGTCCAGACCAGCTCCCGGTCGCCATTTTCCTTGTAAATCTGAGCCGTTGGCCCAGTAGGCATACGCCGGCGGGCGCAGTTCGTCGCCACGATGTCCAGGTCATGCTTGAGCAGCCGCGAGATCATGTCCTGCGGGAAGCGCATATCCGAGTCAATGAACAGGACGTGAGAGCAACCCTCGCGCATTGCATCGAGCGACAGCTCGGCGCGCTGGTTGGCGATAAGCGTTCCCTCGCTGATCTTGAGCGATACAGCATCGTTCGTGTTGAGGGTGTGAAAGCAGACCAGATTGACCAGGTCATAGGTGAACATGGTGTGCACCATGTCACGCGCCGGCGTGCAGACCGCGATGTAATTGGTCTTCATACTTGGCCCGGCCTCACTCGGAAATGACGATTTTCCGGGTCGTTAAGCCAGCGTTTCATATACGCCTCATCGTCCAACTTGCCTTCAGCCTTCATCTGGTAATACAGACTCAGCGGAATAGACGCCACGCGAGACCATTCGCCCCAGCGTGCGCGCTCATCCACCTGATTAAATTCGTCCTTGTTCTCCTCGATGATCGCAGTCACATCTTGCTGCGTCTGGATGGTCGCCTCATCCTTCTCATCGTCATAGTGCCATGTGCGGGTGATCCCGAGATCCGGGTTAACGTCAAAGAGTTTTTTGTCTGTCATTGTTAAAAAGGGACCGGGTTTCCCCGATCCCTTCCGTTGCTTCGATTAGGAAGTAACCAGGTCTGCTGCCAGACCGTGAGCGTTCTCAGCCAGAATCTTCAGGCCCCACTCGACGATCAGCATACGCTTCTCAGCGTCGCCGGTCTTAGCGAGTTCAACCTGCTGATACGGACGCAGAACAACCATCTTCGCGTAATCCGGGTCCAGAACCCATGCATCACGCTCGCGCTGGAAGCGGTTGGGGACCACTTGCACGTTGCCGAAATCACTGCACTATGTTAGATGAGATTCGCTACTTTCTCATCCCCCTTTCGGGGCTGCTAGTTACCTAGCAGATCAGACTATCTCTTCACCCTCTTGCGAGGGGCTGGGCACTTCGGGCCGCTTGGCCCTACGAGGCTCCCGCCTCTAGTCGTTACACCTTCCGCTTTCGCGGCTTGGCTCGGTATTGTCCTTTGCTCGGCTGGCAGGTAGGAGGTTCACCGAATTCACCCAGTTACAAATAAGCATTACTGCTTATCGACGCCATCAATTAACGTAGATATCAGCCGCGCCGATGATGGTGGCAGGACGCGCACCGCCGTCGATGTTGAACCGCGAAGAGGCGATGCCGGCGAAGCCAGAAACGCGCTGCTTGTTGATCGGGCCGGTCATCAGGATTTTCGGAGTGCCACCCTGAGTCCACACCTTCTGAATCACGTTCTTCAGGATGGTCTCAGTGAAGGTACGCACGGTCCCGTCAGTACGGCCTGCGGTGGGCAGGGTCGTATAGGTGGGGTTGCCGCCGTTGGTGGTGTCGTAGTCGACGTTGGTCTTCACGAAAGCGCCAAGAGAAGCAGACGTGCGAGCTGCGGTGGTGCTGCCGCTGGTGGTGCCAGCGTTGTTCAGCATCGCAAACTCTTGGTCGCGCTTCAACTCAGCCGAGCGTTTTGCAACCTGATATGCGACCTCAGAGCGACGGCCAGCCTTGTTCACCACCTCTTCGGTGTTGGACAAAACGATCGTCTTGCGCGAGATCTGTGCATAGTTTTGCAGACGCACAGTTGCGGTTACAGCATCAAACGAAGTAACGTCGTCACCCTCAAGTTGCGCGTTGGCGGCAGCGGCAGCCAGAACGTCAGTCTGCCACTCGTACAGAGTGTTAGTGACGTTCTCTTTGCCGATGTTCGACATAAAAGGCGTTTCTTCCATCTATGTTGGACAAGGCTCGTTAGACCTTGCCTCCCTTTCGGGACTGTATGTTTCCATACAGATCAGACTATATCTTCACCCTCTTTCGAGGGGCCAGGTGCTTCGGATCACTTGATCCTACGATCTTTCGATCTAGTCGTTGAACCTTCCTCTTTCGAGGCTCGGCTGCTGATTGCCCTCGGCTGCCTATCCGTTAGGGGTTCCCAGCAATTCTCCTGGTATCAATTGCAAATTACTTTGCAACGGCCCTCAAGTTAAGGCGAGATGTTGGTGATGATGTTGCTCAGATCCTCACGAATACCCTTGGCAGAGTAGGTCGTGAAGGTATTGGTCACGATAGCCATGATTTACCTCATTTCAAAAGAAGTTCGATTGCGGAAGCCGCATCTTCGACGCGGCCAGTTTTGGCAAGACGCTGTTTTGCTCGAACGCTATCGCTCATCTGTGAAACCCTCCCTGCTGCTCCAGGCTTGGCAGGTTTAGGCCCGTTGTTTGTCACGGGTTTGATGCCCTGGCGTTTAGCCTGCATCTGGTCATAGAGCGCCGCTTTACGCAGCGCCAAGACCACCCGGTGGTCGAAAATGTTGCCAAGCTCTTGAGGTGTAAATCCCATCTTCTGTCCGAACTCGACCAGCATGGCTTTCTCGGCCTTGGCCTTGGCCGGGTCTTTCCATGACGGAATTGCTTCGATCAGTGCCTGCGCCTCTTTCGCCTTGACGGCTTGGAATTGCTGCATCTGCTCTTGCTGCGCGATCTCGGCAAGGCGCTGCTGTTCGGCCTGAATAGCAGCAGCCTTCTCCTTGTTTTCGCGCATCACCTCGCGCTGCCGTACATACTCGATGGGGTCTTCACGATAAAGACGATCCCAATCAATCTGCGGCTCGGCAGCAGCCTTCACTTGCTCACTTAACGCACCTAACAACTGAGCGTATTGCTCTCGCTCGGCCCGGACCGCCTGCAATTCAGCTTCGGCAGCTTTACGCGCCTCCGCTACCTGCTGCGTCTTCCGGGTGTAATCCTGAGTCCTGGAATAGCCCTTCTGGAGTTCGTCCAAGGTCACCTCGACTTCCTTACCGTCAACCTTGACGGTGAAAACCTGGGGCTTGTCTTCCTCCTGGGTGTCTTCCTCCAACTCGGATTGTTCGCCTTCTGATTCTTCTTCGGATGCGTCTTCAGTATCCAAAGAGTCCTCAGAGGACGCCGCAGTCTCTTCCTCTTCAGGTAGAGACTCTTGCGTCTCGCCGCCGTCCTGTTGTCCTTCTTGAGGCAGTATGGCTGCGAGTGCTTGGACCGCTTGGTCCATATTCATGGGGCCAGATGGCGCACTTGCCTGTGGCGTCGGTGCATTCATTGGTCAAATTCCTTTATTTACTTTGAACACGCTCGATGGCTCGCTGCGCCACCTTGCCGTTATCGATCACCTTTGTCAACTCGGTCTTGAGATTCTCAATAGCCTTGAGCATCGCCCAGCACTGCTCGCGTTTAGGCGTCTCATCGGCCCTCGTTGACTTGAATATCCAAAGCTGATCGTTCTCCAGTTTCGTCAGCGCAGCAACCAAAGTCTCGTCCTCTAGTATCTGCTGCGCCTTCCTTCCTTTCCTTACTGCTTCTTCATCACTCATTGAGCCATTCCATTTAGGTTGATGGGTACAGGCTGCATCTGCTGCGCCTGCGCTGCCTGCACAGCAGATTGCACGATGGCGCTCTGCT